CAATCGCAATGATCCGGTAGCTTCCGGCGCTACCGATACCCTGAAGCAGAACATTATCGGGAACGGGTTGCGGCCGCAGTCGGCTATTCGCGGCGACCGGTTGGGGATTTCGGAGGAAAGGGCCTCTGTTTTGCGGCGGCAGGCCGAATCCGCCTGGTCAATTTTCACCCCGCTGGCCGATGCTGCCAACGTAATGGATTTTGATGAGATCCAATTTTTGGCGATGTCTAAGATCATCGAGGACGGGGAAACCATCGCCATTCCTACCTGGGGCACCGAGCCCTGGCGGCCGTTTGGGCGTTGTGTCGAGCTATTGGAGTCCGAACGGTTGCGAGCACCTTCCAAGCTGTCCACGGCGAAAAGCGGCATTGAATTTGGTGCCCGCGGAGAGCCAAAAACTTATTATATCTCAAAAATTGACCACAAAACGGGGCGTGTCAGTTCAGAAACCACGGCAATACCAGCACGGGACCGATCCGGCCGGCCGAAAATCATCCATGCCTATCCGACGAAGCGTCCAGGGCAAACCCGCGGCATCCCGTTCTTCGCGCCCGTGCTGACCTATTTCAAGGACTTGGCCGATTATTTGGAGGCCGAGGTTGTGGCGGCGCGTGTGGCGGCATGTCTGGCGGTGTTCATCACCAAAAACGACCCGATGAGCGGGGCCTTGTCCATGGGCGCCACCACCGAAACCGGTGGCGCCCGTGTGCAGGGTATCGAGCCGGGGATGGTGGGTTACCTCGGGTTGAACGAGTCGATCCAGGTGGTGGACCCCAAGCGGCCCGGGGATGCCTTCCCGGCGTTTATCGAAACCATCCTGCGGCTGATCGGGGTGAGTATCGGGCTGCCCTACGAGTTGATCGCAAAGGATTTTTCCAAAACAAACTACTCGAGCGCACGGGCCTCGCTTCTGGAAGGCCGGAGGGTGTTCAAGTCCTGGCGGTCCTGGTTCTCTCGGCGGTTCTGCCAGCCTATTTGGGACTTGGTGCTGGAGGAGGCCTACCTGCGCGGGATGTTCGATGCGCCTGATTTCTACGAAAACCGCCATGAGTACACCAGGGCGGCCTGGATCGGCGGCGGCTGGGGGTGGGTGGACCCGGTGAAGGAGGTGGAGGCCTCGCGGCTTGCCATCGACTACGGGCTTTCCACTTTGGCCGAGGAAGTCGCTGGCCAGGGCCGGGATTGGGAGGAAGTGCTGGAGCAGCGGGCGCGGGAACAGGCGCGGGCCAAAGAATTGGACGTTACTCTGATGTCAAGCGGAAAAGGAAATAAAGAAAATGGGGACACCGCGGAAAAAGGAGAATGAGGCCCGGCAGGACTACCTGAAGCGCTGCACCGAGGCGCGGGTGGCCGGCGGGGATGACCTGCGAACGGCCTTCTCAAAGTGCGCCGCGAAATTGAGCGCGGACGGCGGCGTGGTGCTATCGGCACCGGTTCAGATGATGGCTACGCCTGAAGGGGAAACCCCGCGGCGGTTTCTGATCGTTGCCAAGACCGGTCAGCCGGTCAGCCAGTGGGGATGGACCACGGCGATTGACATCAAGGGCATGCAGACCGAGGCCCGGATGCCGATCCTGCGCGAGCATATGCGCGACCGGGTGGTGGGCAGCGGCCAAGCGTTCATCGACGGCGATAAGTTGATGGTGGAAGGTGACTTCTCGAAAGTGACGGCTGACGCCCAGGAGGTCCTGGCGCTATCGGATGAAGGATACCCCTGGCAAGCATCCATCGGGGTGTGGGCCAAGGAAATGCATACGCTTCAGGCCGGCGAGAGCGAAAAGGTCAACGGGGTCGAAATTCAGGGTCCCGCCGATGTCTGGACGAAATCTTTCGTCCGCGAGGTTTCCTTTGTCACGCTGGGCGCAGACGAGGCCACCGCTGCCATCGCTCTGGCTGCAGATAACGGCGAAACACAAACACAAAATGAGGTAAAAAAAATGGAACTTTCAGAATTGCAGGAAAAATACCCTGATCTGGTGGCTGAAATTGAAATGGCCGGCCAGGCAAAAGGCTTTTCGGAAGGTGTCGCCAAGGAGCGCGAGCGGGTGACCGAGATCCTGTCCGCGGACGCCGATCTTGAGCAGACCAAACTGGCGATTTCAAGCGGCACCCCGTCCGGTGATGCCTACAAGGCGTTTTTCGAGGCGGAAAAGGCCAAGCGGGCTCGCGGGCTTGCAGAAATGGCGGCCGAGGCTACAGAGGCCCAGGGCCAGGACCACAACGCCGCCGATGAGGCTACTGTCAACCCCGACCGCGAGCTGGCCAAACAGGCAACCGAAATCGCCAGGGCCGAAGGGATTTCGATTGCGGCTGCGATGAAGCGCGTGGCACGGGCCAACCCGGCGCTGACGAACAAGGCGCTGCCCAAAATTCACGTTGTGAACGGCTGATCCAACACAATCGCGCCCTTTGGCGCAATAGGAGGGTTTCACCATGGCATACGAAGTCGGCGGAGGGATCGACATTTCATTGCTGGCCGCTGAGGACCTGTCCAGCTACCAATACCGGTTTATCACCATTGCGAGTGATACGACCGTTCAACTTGCGAATGGCGCCACCGAATACCCGATTGGCATCCTGCAGAACGCCCCGGAATCCGGCGAGGTCGCCGTGGTGCGGGTGGTGGGGATCAGCAAACTGATCGCCAATGCTGCCATCACGGTCGGCACCAGAGTCAAAATGGAATATGTCAGCACCAGCGACAACGGCAAGGCCGATGCGGCTGACACGAACAAGGACACCGTGCGGGGCGTCGCACTGACCGCATCCGGGGCCGAGGACGACATTATTACCGTCTTGTTGACGGACGAGCATCTGGTGGTCTGATAGGGGCCGCTGATCAAACGATTTATCACATTAATGGAGGACTGACCCATGCAACCTGAACTTGGCACCATCCACCGCTCGGCCGCCCTGAGCGCCATCAGCATCGGATACAAAAACCAGATGTTTATCGGTGACCGCGTTTTTCAAAACGTGCCGGTGGCGAAGCAGGCGGATTATTTCTACTACTATAAAAAAGGCGCTCTTTTCCGCAACGATGCGGGTGTGCGCGGCCCTGGGGCCAATGCTCGGCGTGGCGGCTATGTGGTTGCCGATACCGAGTACAACTGCAAGGAGCGCGCATTTGCGCATCCGATCCCGATTGAAGTGATCAATAACGCCGACGACGCCTTGACCCCGTGGGAGACGGGTGTCAACTTCGCCACGCTGAAGGTCATGCTGGCAAAGGAAGTCCTGATCAGCTCGATGTGCTGCACATCTGGGAATTGGACTACCAGCCTTGACTGTGCCGGATCGTGGGCGGCCGGTGCCGCCAATTCGTTCATCGATAACGTGCTGGACTACAAGGAAACCGTGCGGCAGTTGATCGGGATGTACCCAAACGTCATGGTGATGGATGCCAAGACCTTCAAGGAACTGAAGCAGGAAGCGTCTTTGATCGACCGGATCAAGTACACCGGAACCCAGGGGGCCCCGGCGGATGTGACCGCTCAGACCCTGGCGCAGCTTTTCGAGTTTGACGAGGTGCTGGTGGGTGGCGCGATCTACTCCAGCGCCGAGGAAGTGCTGGCCGGAACCGATTTTACTGCTGTTGATCTGTGGGAAGCAACCGCCACCAAGGGCTCATGCTTCATGTTTTACCGGCCGCCCACGCCAGGCCGCGAAATGCCGGCCGCGGGTTACGTTTTCCAGTGGAAGGGTGGCGCCGGCCATGCTGATCTGGTTCTGCCGGGAGATAGCTACCGTGACGTGCGTTATTGGTGGGAGTCACCGGAAAAGCAATACGTTGTTGAGGCCTCCGAGACCATCGACGCCAAGGTCACTTGTGCCGATGCCGGATGCCTGTTCTACGACACCATCCTCACCTAAAGGCTGGGGCCTTATTGAAAAGGAGCTGACATGAGCAGCTATTACGACAGTTTCTCCAAACGGGCCACCACGGAGCTGATTGACATCCCGGAAAAGACGGCTCCCGATAGCCCGGATGCCAATGTCGGACGGCTTTACGTGGCCGACGACGGCGGCACGACCAAACTTTACTTCAAGGATTCGGCCGGGACTGCGACCTCGTTGCTGGACACCGCCACGGTGGCCTGGGACGACATCGCGGACCCGGACGGGGCCGGCACGATTGCCTTTTCGACCCATGCACAGGTTATCACGGCGGCAAAGACCGACGGCGATATGCTGACCATTTCCGGCATCGGCAATTTTGGCGATGTCTCGGTGGTGAAAATCCAATCATCGACCGGTAACCCCACCGACGGCACGGTGCTCGAGGTGGTGAGCCACGACGCCAACACCGACCCGCTGGTGGTGTCCAGCTCGGCTCAGGCCGGGGTGCTGACCGTGACCCAGGGTGGGGCGGTGGCAGTCACCGGGGCGCTGTCGGCCTCCAGCACGGTGACGGCAACTGGCGGGCTTTCTGCCGGGAGCGCATCCGACAGTTTGCTAAAGACCGACACGGTTCAGATTTCAAACGCCGAAATCAAGGCCCTGCGGGCTGCGCCAAAGGAACTGGTGGCGGCGCCCGGCGCGGATAAGATGATCGAGCTGGTTTCCGCGGTGCTGATCCTGGACTACGGCTCAGAGGCGCTGACCGAATCTGCCGACAACCTGGTGATCGAATACGCCAGCAGCGGGGTGGACGCTACGGCCGCGATTGAAACCACGAGTTTCATTGATTCCACAGCCGACACCATCGCACTGGTACTACCCACCGGGATTGCCGGGGCTGCGGCGACCAACCTGGTAAACGACGCGCTGCAGCTTCTAAACACCGGAGACGGCGAATTTGGTGGCAATGCCAGCGCGGATACCACCATGACCGTCAAGGTCACCTACCGGGTGCATACGGTGGGCCTGGCATAAGGGGTGATCCATGAAAAAGCTGCTGTTTTTGGGGCTCGCGGTTTTGCTGGTTTTCACGGCGCCCTGGGTTGCGACCGCGGCCGATACGGTCACCGTTGCCGACGTTGACCTTGTACTGCCGAGCGCCGCCGTGCGCGGCGTAAGGCAGATAACTTTCACCTTCTCATCCGATGACGGAACCATCGCGCGGGCGGCGGCCAACAGCGCGGCCAACGTGATCGGGACGATTGTCAAGGCGCATTACATCCCGGACGGGACCAACACGCCGGATGCCGGCGCGGATATTCAACTGTTCACCCACCTTACCACCGGTGTCAATATCCTTTACGGCGGCATTGATGATGTTGGGGCAACCGAAACCATCATCTATCCGGC